AAAAACGAATGTGTATGCCTTGCCGAGCCACAAAATTATCAAAATTTAAAAAAGAAATTAAAGGAATAGCGTATAAAATGAGAAAAGACTTAGAAGACTTAAGTAAAGTAAGCGAAGAAGAAGAAAAAGAAAGAATGTTTGAAGTTGCCGCTCAAGCGAAAAAAGATACTGACAAAATTATAAATAAGTAATATAATGTTTATATGAAAATAATTAAAAACTCTTTTCCAAGCCCTACAGAAAAAGAGCGTATAAAGACTTTAGATAAATACGACAAGTTGTATAATAATTTTCAGCAAGAAGTTTTGCTTTTACACGAACTCGTTAGAAAACAATATAGGAACGCAGAAGATATTGTCTATCTTGGTCACGCTATTCCTGCAAAGGTATCAGACTTTTATGGTGATTTTGTTCAAGGAGATTCTGATAGAATGACTTTAGATTATTTAGACGACGATCAAAATATTGAAACATTTAAACAAATTGTTAATGACAATGAGATTGTTGAGAATATTCACGATTGGGCTACTGATCAGAGTATTTTTGGTTTTGAGGTTCTCTTAGGGTATGTTGAGAATAATAAATTTTATATACAAGATGTTAGAGCTGATCAGTATTTCCCTCAAAGTGAAAACAATGTAATTTTTGCAACTTATTTTAAGGACACTCTTAATACTTTAAATCTAGTAGACGAAACAGAAAGCTCTTTACTTTTGTACACTCAAAACTATGTATTAAATAATGGTAAAGTGACAATTACACGCAAAATTTGGAGTACTGACATTGACGGGATTGCTGTAAATGATTTAGGCAAAGAAATATTAAAAAAATATTTTAATGCTGAAGCAGTTGAAGTTCTTGAAATGGACGAATTACCGATAATTCAAATTGACAATGGTAAAAAGACAAAATGGGGATTTGGAAAATCTGACTACTGTGACATTATGCCCCAGTTGGCAGAAATAAATGAAAGACGAACTCACATTGCTACTCAACTATTAAAAAACCTTGACGCTAAAATTGAATTACCAGAGCGTGAAGATATGAAAGGAGAAGGAAATTCTTTAAAACATTTTGAGTATATTATGCGTACCGATAAAAATGAACCGGAAACAAGATACATCACAAACGAAAATCCTCTCATAGAAGCGACTGAAAAACATATCACATCACAGCTCCAAATGATTTCTTATATAACTGATGTCCCTATGTGGCAGATAACTGAATCTTCTACTCAACCCGAAACGGTTGGAGGTATGAGAATAAAAATGTTTTCAGCTTTAAGAAAAACAAACAGAAAAAGAATGAAAATAAAAAAAGGTATTGAAAGTATTATAAGAATAGGTTTTAAAATGTTAAATAAAGAAATGAAAGGAGTAATTGAGTTAGATTTTTCTAGTGTACTTCCAAATGATGAATTAGAAGAAGCTCAAGTTGAAGAAATTAAAACAAGAGCAGGAATAAGCTCAAGGAGATCAGCTATAAAACGACTTGAAAACTATTCGGAAGAAGATTTGGATTGGGAAATGCAAGAGATTAAAAATGAAGATATACAGTCCGGTGCTGTAAACCCAAATAATGCTCCAGTTTTATAAAAATATGAAATTTCCAGAAACAAACAAAATACATAAAAAGCCGATACCAGAAAACTTAGAATCTAATGCTAAACTTCTTGAGGAAAGAATAAAAAATGTTGAATGGTCTTTTTTTGGACAAGCATATATCTATTTACTTGGCTATACTTTATTAACAGTTTCAAGTTTTATACTTGTTATAGGTTTTTGTAAGTGGGTGATTAAACTTTTAAATTTATGGTTGTAAAGTTAAACAAAAATAGGCGAGCCGTTATGGAAAAAATCATAAATGAATCTCGCCTTAATGAGTTGCTTTTAACTATAAATAAACTTGAAGATGATGTGCGTGCTGAAGTAGTTAGGGCAATTAGTAAGCAATTAAATTTGTCAACAAAAAAATCAAGTCTTACTGCTATTAAAAGAATAGTGCAAGATTCAGATGAAAAAATAAAAGACTGGATTGTGACTTCTATTGTTGACGCATACGCTGACGGAGCAAATCTTGCTTATGCGGATATTAAAAAATTGTCTGTAAATGTTCCTAAAGGGTCGAAGGTATTTCTTGAAGAATTCACTTCTGATAAAATTAGGCAAATAGACTTACTTTCTGTCCATAAAGAAGCTGTAAACGCTTTGGTGTCAGATGTTTATTTAGATTTTGCTAATGGTATGAACGGATTAATAAAAGGAGCAGAGCATCAAATGAATGACGCTCTTAAAAGGCAAATTCGTGCACAGACGATTTCTGGGCAACTTACTGGTCGCTCAATTCAGCAAATTGCTAAAGAAGTTAAAGATATTTTAGGAAATCAAGGGTTTAGTGTTTTAATTGATCGTGGTGGTCGTTCGTGGGGATTATCTCAATATGCAACGATGTTGGTAAGAACTCACACAATTAAATCGGCAAATGAAGGCTCAATAAATAGGTACTTGGATTTTAATTTAGATATTGTGCAAATAAGCACCCACGAAGGAGCGTGTCCACTATGTATTCCGTATGAAGGAAGGATATATAGTATTAGTGGAAACAGTGATAAGTACCCAAAATTAGACCTTCAACCGCCTTATCACCCGAATTGTCGTCACACATATTTACCTCGCCCTGATTTGGTTGAAATTGAAGACTTGTAAAGTTGCCAAGTTGTTTTAATGGTTGTATAGTTGTATTATGAGAGTATTCCGAGGGCAGACTCGGCACGAAAGTGGAAACCCTGCATACTAGGTTTGATTCCTAGACCTTTTAATGGGTATTAAAAATCATATATGAAATATATTGTAATAGACGGAAAAAAATTTAAGACTGATTCAAACGATGAATCAAAAGCGTTACTGGATTCAGAAGGCAATCCAATTCCTTACGAAGAAGAAAGCCCTACGCCACCAAAGGAAGGAGATAGAAAGTCTATTGAAGAATTGGCGAAGACAAATCCAGAAATTGCAAGGTTATTAAAGGAAAGGAAAGAACTTGAAGAAGAAAAAGCAGAACGAGAACGCAAGTCCGAGGAAGAAAGACAAGAAGCATTGAGAAAAAATGGAGAATATCAAAAACTTTCAGAAGAAAATTCAGAAAAAGCACTTGGATATAAAAAAAAGCTTGATGAAGTAAATGCTCTTTTGGATAAATACAAAGGAACAGTAAACGAGATTCGAGATGAAATGCTTGCTCAAATTCCAGAGGAAAAAAAGCCACTTATTCCTGAAGATAGTGCGAAAAATCAAATTGATTATATTCGTAGAAATGCAAAATTCTTAGGAGTGTCGCTTATTGCAACGCATAAAGGAGGTGAAGTACCGCCAAATGAAGATACTCCTCCTTTAGACGAAGAAGGAAAACTCACAAAAGAATTTTCTGAACTTATGAAAAAGGAAAACTTGACACGAACAGAAGACAATAGACTTTTAGAAGTATCTAAACTTTTAAAACAAATTCGTTCTAGGAAACAATAAAATTTATTAACATTTAATAATTAAAATATATGCAAATAGGACTACATTATACACTTGACGATTCAGTTTCAATTCTTGACCCTGAAGTTATCGCTATAGATAAAAGATTGACACCAGAAGACGCACCAGAATTTGGAAGAGTTTGGGAACTTTTTGGACAACGCTCTCAAGCTATTACTACTGATAAATTTGAAATCTTAAAAAGAACTTACACAAAACCGGAATTTTCTATTTCAAGAGGCGGTAGTGGTACTGACTGGGACGACGCAACAGACACAACAGATTTGCCAGTTGCAACGGCTCATATTAGTAAAATAACTTTTGGAGATGTTCTTTTAATTGAAGAAACTGGTGAAATAGTTGTTGTGAAAGACATAGATAGGTCTGGTCAAACAATCGATGTCTTTGAAAGAGGAGCAGGTGAATCAACGGCTACTGCTATAGGTGCTTCATCTGTCACAGTTAGAATTGTTGGTAATGCTAACATTGAAGGAACTGTTGATGTTGAAGCTCTTGCAGAAGAAACAGAGTTATATACAAACTACTGTCAGTTGATTGAAGAAAAAATTGATATTACAAAAGAAGACGAAGATCAAATGCGTAAAATTGGAAGAACCATTGATGATTTACGTGATGAAGCAATGAGAAGAATTAAACAAAAACTTGCTCGTACATCTATCCACGGAGTTGCTGTTGCTAACACGAAGACAAAGCCGGGTATGACTAGAGGACTTCTTCACTGGTTAGGACTTACAGACGGACTCAAGGCTAATGTTTCTGGAGCATTTACTGAAACAGTATTAAACACTTCTATTGATTCTATCCGTGTTGAAGGAGGTCGCCCGAAAGCTATTGTTATGTCAATCGCTAACAAGAGGATTTTTAACGGCTTCAGTGCAGCTGATTCTGTCACTCAAGACGTAAACGACAGACAAGTTGGGCGTGTTGTTGATGTTTATCTTGCTGACGGTGTAGGAGCTATCCCCGTAATTGTTGATATTGATATGCCAGACGACAAAATTGTGATTGTTGATACTGCTAAATTACAAAAAGGGTGGAAAGTAAACGATGAATTACGAATAGTAGATGAGCCAGCAGTAAACAGTCGTCAAAAATCTCAAACAATACAAGGTAAGTTCGGACTTGCAGTTGAAGGAATTGGACAATCACACTTCCTTATCACAGGCTTAACTACCTAAAGTATGTTTAGTAAAAAAGCAGTTTAATTCTGCTTTTTTACTCTTATTAAGTAATTTATAGTAAAAATATGTCTAAAAAAACAGCTAAAAAAACGACTAGCCCCACAGTAAAAAAAGAAAAAAATCTTGTGGATAATTCTAGTGAAAAAAATCTTGCAAATAATTCTAATAAAGAAAAAAATAAAAATTCACATTTCTATGTGGTATATGTTGACACTTATATTGACGACTTTGAGATATTGCCGAGAGGAGTTTATAAGACTAATGAAAAAATTGATCGTCTTGAAAATTCTAGTCCTCAGTATGTTGCAAAGTTTAAAAAAAGAATACCGGAAAACATTTTGCACGATATTGCAAAAACTCTTAAAATAAGCATTACAGATTCCAAAGGCGACTATAGAAAAGGAGAAGAAATTTTAGAAGAAGTAGCACAAGAATTGTAAAAATATTATTAACTTAATTATATTGTGAAAATATATGACTAGAAAATTCGTAATACGCCGAGGAGCTGAAGTAAAAGGTTCAATGACTATTTCTCCGAAAGATGAAACTGTAGGAGGGGTCACGGCAAAAGTTTACTGGAAAAATGGAGAAGGTTTTATTATGCACGCTGAAGGTACAACAGTACCGGCAGACGGTCAGGCAGGATTTGTAAAAGGGTGTATTTTTGTTGATACAGATGTTGTAGCAGGCACATCAGGACTTTATGTAAATGTAGGAACGACATCTGCAGCTAACTTTGACCTTGTGACAGACGCTTAATATTATCAACTTTAATTTCTGAATTTATTATGACGAAAATAAAAAAATACTTGCTTGACGGTTTTGCTGCAACAGTGGCTATTGCTGAAAGTAATGGTGGCGGAGAAAGTGTGACTAACAGCATAAGCAATTCTAATATGGGAGATGTTGACGAGGTAAACTTAGACCCGTCTAGCTATCCCATAACAGCAGGAAATAGATCGTTTGCAAAATATCAAAGGTTTAATGTTTCAAATATGGGAGGAAGCACTGCCATAAGGAACTTGAAAGTTTGGAGAACTGGAGCTCTTTCTGGGTCATCTTCTCACGTGACTAACGCAAGGACGACTTCTTACGGTGGAGCTATTGCATATGCTGCTCCGGTAAAAATTGCAGTATCTGGAGTAGATCAGGCAATGCCAGAATCTGAGCCAGTTTCTGCTAATCTAGGTGTTAGTGGTGCACTTACGGGTGAAATCACTGCTCAAGGATTTAGTGATTATCTTGTTCATCAAATAATTACTGACATTGACGATACAGCAGGAAATAGTACGACAATGAATTACCAGTATGACGAAGTTGCTTAGGCACTAGGTAGAACATTACAACCAAAACGCAATACAATGCGTATCAAAAGCAATACAATGCACAGACATCGTTTGCTTTTGCAAGCGATGTTTCTGTAAATAAAAAAATATATGTTGTTTCTTAATGAAAATAAAGAAGAAGTAGAAAAAGAAAAGTTTGGGTGGGCTGTCTTGTATAAAGACGGCAGTGAATTGCATCAGTTTGACTTTGAAACTCAGCGACATCACAAGTTTCAAGAAATAAGTATTGAAAATGTTGAGTTATTTGTTGTTTTACCGTTAGAATTGGTAGGAGAAAGAATTGATATTCCCTTAAACAAGGATATGCAAATATTTTATTTCTATAGAAATGTAAAGCCGTTCTATAGCGATAAATTTATTAGAGTAATTGTGTTTGGGTGGAAGTCAAAAAAGACAAATGAAAAAAATTCTTTTGCCGGACGGAAGAAAGATTATTAGCAATGACGATAATGTTGATTTAGTAAAATATAATTTATGAAAAAAATAGAACTTAGAAATCAAAAAATAGATGAAGGATATACAATAGAAGAAATAAGTAAATGGCGAAAAGTAAGTCAAGTAGGTAATTTGACAAAGTATGATATTAGTCTTGTTATGCCAAGCAGTCATAGTGGCGAAAGGTTTGTTGTTGGACAAATTATTGTAGAAAATGATGATGAAGAAAATGAAAATGTAGAAATATATGGTAAAAATTGGGAAATTAAAAATAGCGAACCTGTGGAGAGTTTTCGTGAAAAAGTAAGACAAGGTCTTAATGAAAGAATAGGTACAGATAATATTTTTGCTTCTTCTATTGTTAGTGTAGATGAAGAAGGAAAAGTTGCTTTGTGTAATGAATATGTAACTGTTGAAGGTGTTGTTAGTGAAAATCAGCTTGTTGTGACGATAGAAAAAATGACTGGTGATATTATTTTCCACGAAAAACAATAATAGCGTATGTGGGACAGCAACGCTTCACACCCATTAAACGACTGGAGTAAGCGTGTCAAGATTACTGTAGATCATACGAAAATATCTACTGACTTGACCGATTTCCCTGTCTACATAAAACTTGCCGACCTCGTAAGTAGTGGTTTTTTTGCTAGTGTAAAAAATGGTGGTGGAGATATAAGAATTACAAAAAATGACGGTATAACAGAATTGCCTAGAGAAGTTGTGTCTTGCGATACCACTACAGAAACTGGTGAAGTCTACTTTAACGCAACTGGAACTTTATCGTCTTCTATTGACGATGATTTTTATATTTACTTTGGCAATTCTTCTGCTTCCGATTATGCCCCTTCTGCTACTTATGGAGCACAAGCGGTGTGGACAGACTATGCATTTGTGAGTCATGACGGCGGAGGCACAAACAGTAAAGACGGTGCGAGTGGCACACCATTTGGCGATATCGTTATTGGCGGAGGGGGCGACAGCCCCACGGGGAAGGCAACACAATTTAATGGCTCCAGTGAG